GTGCATCTGGTGCAGCACCGCCGACACTTGGGAATACTGGCATGACGTTAAATGTGTAAACCGCACCTGTTGCAGCTGTCAGTGATACTGCCAAAGCTGTGTTTGGGTTGGTTTCGCATGCTGTCCATAATGACTCGCAAAGTGATGAGGCAACGCCCCAGTCTGCAAGCATTGTCATGTCAAATGTCCATTGATCGTCAATGTGCTTGTAAGCCTTGCCGTCTAGTGTCTGGTATGTCTCTACTGTTGAGTCCACAGAAAGCACTGCGCTGGTCGCCTGTGCGTCGTAGTTTACTGTTGCAATGGTCACGACTAAATCGCGACCAGTGATGATTGTCGTTGGCATTTTGTCTCCTAGTTAGTTTGTGTGTAATAAGTCGATACGTTTATGTCAGCAACGAGCATTGGCGATTGTCCTACTTCCAACACTGTCGGCTTTTCAATAACGCCAACGACGTATCCTGCTGGCATTGCAGCAAGAATTCCTATGATTAGCTGTTCTAAATTGTCCAGTGAGCCTGCATTGCTGTTGCTCGCGACAATTGCTGTAATTGCAAAATTAAGTTTGACCTGTGTTTTTGACTTGCCGATCAAGACCACTTCCATGTAAGGACTGTCAGGTACGACAACAATGGCAGGCGGTATTGGTGACTCTGGCACGCTTGGGTAAACGTTGGCAGATAGCGCACTAAAGGCTGTGGCTAAAGCTGATCTCGTTTCGGCAATTGAGTTTGCTGGCATTTATTGACACACTGTCTCAGCGTCCAGGTAAGGCATAAGCAATGTGCTAACGCGGTTAGTCAAGCTGCGACCCATACGGTAAGGCGAGCTTGTAAAGTCAACGCCCTCGATCTGCCCACCAGCTGCAACGCGTGACTGGAATACTTCAACGCTTACAGCCAGGATTGCTGACTCAATTGCTGGTGTGCTGGCATACAACTGCGCAGCTGAGTAACCTGACAATGTTGCTTTGCCATTTGGCACAATTGGGCGAGCTGAAACGTCTGCATTTGTAAGTGCCGCCGTAAAGTAATACGGCGCACTGTCAACCACCGTAAAGGTTGCGCTAAATGGTGCAGGTAATCCTGTGACAATGATTGACTGACCTGTTACAAAATAATGTTCACGCACTGTCACAAATGTTGCTACGTTATCTTTGAGGCTGTAAGACTCAACGCCTGAAACGTTAGCAACAAGCATAGGCAAAATTACGTCCTCGCTAGTGTTAATGATTTCGTCTAAATAAGCGTCGCTGTAAAGTGAAACGGACACGCCAAGCACCGTGCGCAATTGACTTGCTGTAACAATGCTAGGCATGTCCGTTTCCTTTCGACTGCTGCGGCGACCTCGGGAGAAATCGCCGCATGATTAGTGGGTTGTTATCAGGTCTTGTTGATACCGAACGCGCCTGCACCGATCTTGGTTGCAATTGCGCCGTAACCGTAAACGGCTACTTGAATTTCACCTGAAGCGATTACGTCTGCGCGCAAACGGTATGTTGGTGACTCGTACCATGTGTACGCAGCTGGATTGACGATCAAGATTGAGTCGTCCTTATCCTCGTTGTTTGCTGTTGCAACGTTCGCTGTGACATAAAGATCAAGTCCTGCGACGTTGCCGCGGATTGAGTCTGGACGCACAATACCGCCAGCATTGCTTGGCTGTGCAGCGTTGTAAATTGGGCGACCTGAGTCGTTAAGTGTCATAAGGTTTGCCCACTGTGATGTGTTAGCAATTATGTTCTTAGCAAAACCTTGTGTGTTTGAGTAAACAGATGCAGCACCACGAGATACAAAACCAAGCAACTCAGCAGCTGTTGGGTATGTTGTAAGTGTTGTTGAATCAGCTGTTGCGCCTGTTGCAATTGCAGTGTGAACTGCTGTGTCTGTTGCTTTTGCATAAGCAGCTGCCATGTTTGATAGTAGCTCGTTAAAGAATAGTGGTGATGTGCGATCTAGTAGCTCAACGCTAAATTTTTGCTGTCCAGCATACTTCTTGACTGTAACTGACAAGAAACTTGAAGCCTGATCTGTTTCGCTTGGTGTGCCTGCTTCTGCTGTTTCAGCAACTGTTGGCATTGTTGTGATCTTTGGGATCTCAAATGACATACCAGCATCAGGCAATACGCCACGGCTAATTGCGTCAATGCTTGAACGTGTTGTGTTTGCAAGTCCGTTGATAACTTCTGTCAACTGACGTGTAGGAACAAGTCCTGCGTTGTCTGTTGTGTCATCTGCCGCTGCGACATACTGACGTGCTGACTCCTCGCCGAGTGAAGCGCGGATTGTGTTTTCCAAATACTTAGCAGCTGTGAACTCTAGGCGTGGCTTTGATGTCCAACCGCCTACGGCTGGCTTTGCATTTGCTGTTACTGACTGAGCAGCTTCTACCGTCTCGACGGTGTCCGCGTTTGTGACGGTGTTGTCCACTTCGTCTCCTTCTGTTGTTGGTGTTTCCTCTGGCTCAACTGTTGAGTCAGAAACCTCTGGGTCGCCCTCTGTTGCTGCAACCTGCTCGACGCGAGCTGATCTAATTGCTGGCTCTGACGTCAATGCAACGCCAGTCATTTCGCCTTTGATAATTCGCACTGTGCCGTCTTTAAGTGTTTCGTATTCGTCAAAATAAACTTCTACGCTAAAACCGTCTCGCAAACCTTCGCTCGCCTCGACTAATGCGTCTGTGCCAGCTGTTGTGTTGGCGATCTTAAAAGTAGCGTCAATACCTTGCTCATTTGCCTCGATTGACAAAGTCTTGCCAATACGACGCGTGCGATCGTGTTCTAAATTAAGCAACACTGGTACTGCCTCAATGCTTCCCTTTGCAAACTGCACTTTGCCAATTGACGCTGTGCCAGTCTCCTCAAAAGTCACAATGCGACCAGTGATTGTGCGACTGTTTGAGTCTGCTGCCGTAATGGCAATAGGTGTGATTAGTTTTTTCATAGCAACATGTCCTCCTCGGCACGTATTTCCTCGATCGACATTGCGCCAATACGATTTAAGATTTCATAGACTTGCGCGCGCTCAAATGGATTACCACGCAAGAAATTGTCTAGATCAAACATGACTTTGTTGCCTGCTGGCGTAAAGTCTGCAAAAGATAGGCGTTGTTCCAAAATCGACATGTAATTTCTAAAAGCAAAATCAACGAGATCGCGACGCTTGTCTAAGGCGTTGGCGTAGGTAAAGCTCGACTGCTGGCTGTCCGTAAAATACGCAGGTATGCCACAAGCACGGCTTAATTCTAAACTGACATAGTTTCTGGCTTCATTAAGCTGCAAATTCTTAGGGTCAAAGCCGACTGCCTCCATAGTGACGTCGGCATTAAGAAACGCTGTCGACTTGTTGGCTCTAGCTGTACGCCATGCCTGCAAAATCTTTGCGACACGATCTGCTGGCAATGATGTGCCGTTTGACTTTAAGACCATAAGAGGTGTTGGCTCGTTGGCGAAATTGAGCGACGCCTTTTCTAGCGCGGCAGCTGCTTTGATTGTACGACCTGCACGAGCCAACAAACCTTCTTGCGTATTTGGGAACACGACAAGGTTTGTCGGGTCAATTGGCTTTCCGTCAATTTCGTAAGCCGTAATTTCTGTGTTATCAAAATTTGTTGTTATTGAGACGCGCTCTGGTGCGACTCTTTCCATTGCACGGATTTTGCCTGTGTCTGCGTATCTTTCCATGACCATTGCATAAGCTGCGTTATGAAAGAATAGATCGCTAATAAGCCAGCCGTAAAATGTAGACCCTGGTATGCGTGGGTCAGGTTGGTTAATTACACGCGGTTGTGTGACTTTTTCACCTGTTGCTTCATTGCGTGTGTGCAATGGCAAAGATGCAATTGTTTGGATAATGCTTAAAGCACGCGCCACCGTTGGGACGCTCATGGCTTCTGCGCGATTTGCCTGCGCTATGCCGTAAAAGTAAAAATTGTTGTTTTCTGTAAAGTACGGTGCAAGACTTGCGTCAACGTCCAAAGGCGCAGCTGGAACGGCAGCTGCAACCTTTGGCAAAAATAAATCGAATAAACCCATGCCTCAATTCTTGCAGGCTTATACGATCAACCGACCATGATGTCAAGATCATTGTCTGGGCGTGTCGCAAAATGTGTTACTAGTGCAACTGCCACTGCGCCACACACAACTGCGTTACTTGCACGCCGTCCGATCACCCAACCGCCGTCACCACGACGTAATTGCACCGCAGCTAGTATTTCCTCGGTTAATTGACTCTGCCCCCTATGTTTCAAGCGATTTGAGTTGATAGCAGAGAGCATCTCATCACAACTTTGCGGGTACGAGCCGTCCATGTCAAATACAGGTATGCCAGCAGGTGCAAGGCGTGATGCGACCGCACCAGCTGACTTGCGACTATACAAAACGTACTCAGTCGGATACTTGCGTGCATAGTCTGCCAATTCGTTGGCAATTTCACGATCATCTAGCTGTAAGTCATTTGACCAGCTGTGCAGCAGCTTGACGACAAATTGCTCACTGCCAATTTTCTGAGCGCCGACAAGACTTGCGTGTTTTCTGTCTGGTGAAAGATCGATTGCCAACCAGGTTGTTTTCTCAGGGTCAAGGTCGACTGTCTTGTCTAAGCAATCATTCCACGCAGCTGCATCAACAATGTTTTGGATTGCCACAACCCACCTGCACAATACCTCGGACATAACAACGTTAGGTGGGTCGTTAAGAACCGATCTAATGTTGTCCTCATGGATTGTCACACCCATTGCAGGGTTTGCATGCCTTGCATTTTCTAGTGTGATCTCATCTGTTGGCGACGACCACTCAAAATAAGCAATGTCGTCTTGCACGCCGCCAATACTTGCAAGCGCACGATCTCTAAAGCTGTTGAGTACAACCGAGGTGTTATCACCAGCATTTGTGTACCCCATAAGCATTGGGTTCGGCGCAGCCATAAGTGTGTAACGTAATGATGCAAACGAGTCCATGTTGTTCATTCGTAGCAATTCGTCAAGGTGTATCGTTGACGGTCGGCTAATTCCTCGCGCAGCTGAGCCACCAGCACGCACCATAAACCTCGTACCCATTTTTGTCTCAATTTCCTCTGCGCCATGATTGAGGCGTACCTTTTTGACTTGCTTTGATAGTGACTCATTCGCCTCTATCGTCCACATCATCTGCCTAAATTGCTCTAGCGAGGTGTTTAGCGTGTGAGCTTGTCCGATCTGCAACGGCTCGTCCCACAAAAAAAGACCGCCAAGAATTCTGATCTGCTGCAAAAAACTTTTGCCGTTTTGTCTGGCAACAACAATGCAATTTGTAGGCGACGCCCAACGACCGTCAGCCTTGTACTTGTGCGTATTGATAAGCGCAAACTTTTGCCATTCCATAAGTTCGACGCCCAAACTAGCTGCTAAATCGATCAGTTCACCGCCCCTAGAGGGTAAATCGTTGAGCGGCGTGTGAATTCTGGGCGTTTGTACGCCTAATAGCGGTATTCGCAGGTCTGTGTCCCTATCTTTTCCCTGTTCGACCCGATTGCTACCGTCTACGCCCCTGTTGGAGGCTTCTAGAGGCTTCTCAGTCATTCTCGTGCGACTTTGAGTCGTTTTTGGTATAAATTGAAACAG